AGTTGAATGGCACATAATGCCGTAATTCTTCATTTTCAAATTCAACGCGCTGCACAATGTCGGCGTGGCAGACAAGCGATTCTATGCTGCCTGCGGACGTTTCATAATGAAAATGATAGGCATTGCGGCGGTGTGCATCGTCGTAAAATTGCAGCGTTACAGTTGTGTTTGCATCTATCGTAAGCGTTGCAGTGCGTGCTATTTTGCCCGTAAGTGCCGTAATGCGGGCATGATGTACAGGTACTAAGACAGCTTGCAAGTTAACAGGCACAGTATAAGATATGTTGATATTGCTCGTGGTGTTGTCTGTGTTTATCACCACGCAGGTTATGTTATACGTACCTGATGTGTTGCGTAGAAGCATTAAATGCTCTGCCTGCTGATAGCTAACCCGACGGGTTAGCGGACGCGAAGTCATTAGCTCGCTCGTGCCATTGGCAAGCGTTGGCTTTGCATCCGGTTGCGTGGCGAACCCCACAAATCCCTTGCCCGCCAATACGGCATATCCTGTATTAGCAGTGGTGTAGGTTACAGCAGTAGGATTTTGATTCTGCAAAAGCTCGGCAGTAGCAATGCGATAACGTTTGCACAAATGCAATTGTGCGGTGTTGGTTGTAGCGTTGAGGTCGGAAGGCCACGTAAAAGACAAATAACGCCGCAGCACATCAGCAATATAAAATACAGCTCGTTTGTTCGCGTCTGGTGGCGCTGCGAAAGTGTGCACGACGCTGTAAGTGTTACTGCCGGCTGTGTTTTCAATTTCTAAACGCAAAAGCAGCAGTTGCACAGTGGATAAATTCGTTTGCAACTGAACTGCGCAGTTGTCATCCAGAGCTGTGGCAAATTGCCGGAAGGATGTAACAGTTACGGGCATGGCTCTGATTGCGTAATGGTAAACTGCAAACTGTTAAAGTCGCGCTTGGTTGCACCTGTATCACCTGCAAAGGACATCCTGCACGGATAGTCTTCCGAGCCTACTGTGTAGGTGTTTTTATTCAAATCTGTAATCACAATTTGCAAATCAGTTTGCGACAGGTAAATCAAATCGGAAATAATGCTTGCCCTCAGCTTCGGGTGCGTACCTGTAACCGTGCAGCGATTTATTTCGCCAAAAGCTGTCGGCACGACTTCAAAATTATAACTACAAGTTTCAGGCGTAAAATACAAGCTAATGAATGCTGTTCTGTTTTGCAGCAGTGACTGCCTAAAAGCTCTTATCTGTAATCGCAAAACTGAACCGAAATTATCCCCCCAAGGTCGTGTCATTGCCATTGCTTTATACGGTAAAATTACACTTTATACAGTAATCTGCATAAATTTGCGTGTAAGAGGTTGCTTATACACTTTATTTTCGGGGATTTTATAGCCTGTTGCATATTGTTACAGGCTATTTTTATTACCAAATAAAGTAATTTTATACTTTATAGAGTAAATTTACGACATGATTCGCAGGGCTGAAATGCTTGAATATATCGATTACCGCGACCACAAAGGCCGCCCGAAAGAGTTTTCTTTCGCATTTGTAAAATGTAATCGCTTGAAGCGCGAAGGCGGTGCCATAGTGCGCATCGAACGTGCTGCACGTTATCGGGTGCATGGTGAAAAAAGCGTTAAGCCACGCAGCAAACCAGATGCATCCCAAAAAAGTAGGAAGGTGCATGACAACTACCTGCGCACAATCATCGATTTGGACACCAATCGAATCATTCAGCCGCACGTCATGCTCATCGTTGAATTTAACGGCGAAAAGGTTATCACATGAAACAGGTAAGCATCGGAAGTAAAGGTAATGCCTTGTTTGTAATAGAATCAAAATCGCCTTTGCCCTCAACGCCAAAGGTCAAAGACGATGTCTATTTCAGCATTACAGGTGATAAAATTTCGCCATGGGGCGATGATAATTTATACCCGCAGCATGTGTATGAGTTAGCCTCGAAGAATAGCATTGTACCTGCGGCAATTGCCAAGCGCGCAGAGTTGCTGGTAAGCGCCGGATGGGAACTCATCAACAAACGGACGAAAGAGCCTATAATTGACGGAAAGGCTGCCGAAATTGAGGATTGGCTATCCGACAGCAATTTTAATACATACTTGCTCGAAGCAGCAAGCGACCTGTATTGGTTCGCCAATTTCTTTCCTGAAATCGTCCGCGACCCGCTGTCGGACAAAATTGTAGCCATATCTGCGCAGGAGGCAATGTTTTGCCGATATTCGCGCCAGGCACCGAACGGGAGTATTCCGTTTTGCTACATCAACGCCAATTGGGGCATTAGCGACGAGCAATCTTTCATGCTCAAACGTCGCGTGATTGACAGGTATTTTAGACCTGACCAAGCCCTTCGCCAAATTTCGGGCACGCATTTTATTTACCCTGTTTCTTATCCTTCGCCCGGCAAGACTTTCTACCAGACTGCCACCTGGCACTCTGTAATCAATTCGCGGTGGTTAGAACTCTCTAACCAAATTCCTGCATTTAAAACGGCGCTGATGAAAAACCAAATGACGATTAAATACATCGTCGAAATCGCTTACGAATACTGGGAATTTCGCTATCCCGATTTCAACCAAGTTGATGAAGCGACCGCCGCCAGATATGTAGAACAAACCAAAGAAGAGATTGAGGAAAAACTGATGGGTGTTGAGCAAGCAGGTAAAACCTTGTTTATTCCTACGTCTATCAACCAATTGACCAACACAGCGGTAAGATACATCAATATCACACCGCTGGAAGACAAACTCAAAGACGGTGCTTACATAGAAGATTCGCAAGAGGCAAGCTCACACTTATTGTACGCGCTTGGCGTACCTGCGGCACTCATCGGCAATACGCCCGGCAAAGGTGGAATGGGAGCAGGCAGCGGCAGCGACGTGCGCGAACATTTAAATCTGTACCTGTTCAGTATCAGCATTCATCAAGACTTAATACTGGAACCTCTCAACAGGTTAGTGTTTCCATACAACGGTTGGAATGATGTGCTGATTCGCTTTAAAAAACCGTTTTTCACAACGCAAAATCAAACACCGCCCGCGAATCGCGTGGTAGGTTCATAAGCAAATAATCAATCCTAAATTTTATCAATATGGCTACAAATGTTGTCAAAACTGCCCAATTTCCAGTCTCAGGCACTACTATCGTTTTAGTTGCAGAAATCAGCTATACGCCCAAAACGATTGTCGTCAAGCAACAAATTGACGGCAAAAACTACGATTTACGTGTAGATAACCTTCCAATAGCAACCTACAACCAAGTAGTTACACGCATGGGGGAGATATACACATGGGCAAATGCAGAATTAAACCCTACACCGTAATATGTTCACAGATACTGACGATTTGCAGCGTTTCATACCGGTTACGCAGGCATTCAGCCCTGAAAGCCTGCTGCCTTTCATTGATGACGCTGCATATACCTACGTAGTGCCTTATTTAACAAAAAAGCAATACGATTTACTTCTGCAAAACGGCGGCGATGATGAGCTTTTGGATAAGGTCAAAGCAGTCATCGCCAACTTTGCGACGCTTGCCTACCTTCCTTGGCTGAACGTTCAAGCAAGCGATGCAGGGCTGCACAGGATAGAAACTGACACACAAAAGGCACTCTTCCGCTATCAGGAAACAGAGCTAAAACATTCGCTTTGGGTGAATGGATTTGCGGCAATCGAGGCAATGCTGCGGTATTTAGAAGAGGCAGGTTACAACAAATATCCGCACTACATTAACGGCGAGTATGCAAAGCGCATCAGGGAGTCTGTTATTCAGACAGCCGATGAGTTCAAATCAATATCCGGCAGCGATTCGCGAGTGCTGTTTTGGGAGCTGAGCACTTACATTCAATCGCAGCAAGACAATGTATTTGATTGGCTGCCGCCATACATCGTTGGCTTAATTAAGCATAATACAGAACATGCAATTGTGCAAAAAATGCTGCATTGGTTGCGCGAGCTGATAGGTTGCAGAGCGATGGAACAAGCCTTGCGATACAAAGCAATTGTCTTGCAATCCGATGGAGCCTATCGGGTTAGCAAGTTCGGTTCTGAAACTACGCCGGAATATGCGCCTGCCGATGCAGTCTTTTTGCAGGACGTGCGCAACGGGTATGAAGAGCGGGCAAAGAGAGCCTACACCAAAATCAATGATTACCTCGTCGCCAATAACTACGCTACAAGGATAAAGAGCAAATCAAAAAACGTATGGCTATAAACACCGTGAAAATAGGGCGATTACGTTTCGGCGTTCCTGCTGATTGGGCAAGCATTAGCCTATCCGACAGAAGAGCTGTGTGCCGTATCCTATACGGCGACAGTAGGAATTACCCTATCACGCGACTGTTTTATGCTATGTCTGGCATTCGACGCAGACCACTGTTTTGCATCTGGTGGCAGTTGGCGGTAGGTACAGACGACCGCGAGTTTGTATCGCTGAAAATAACATCTTTCATCGGACGCAAGGTACTGCCGGACAAGGAAGGCAAACGCCTTTTTGTTGCGCCTGAACGCTTGTTGTTCATTCAGTTCATCCGCATACATGAACTGATGGAAAACAGTAAAAGCGATGAACAAGCCTTGCGCAGCACCTGTGCACGCATGTTGTCTGTGTACTTCTTGCCGGAAGGAGCTACTCTTTACAATGATGCGCAAGCGAGCGCACTGGAAGAACTATTTGTGCAGTTAGACACGCCATTTCTATTCAAATATGCAGAGCAGGTAAGCAATGAATTTGTGCGCATTTGCAATCAGTTTTCGCGGATTTTCAAAGGCGAACCCGGAGCAGCCAAAGAATCGCAAGCTACCGACGTAGCTTCGCAATGGATGGAACTTGCGCGCAACCAAGCAGGTTCGCCGCTGTATATCGAGCAAATTTTACAGTTGCCTGCGGAGGTTGTACTGTTCGATTTGCAAGGACGCATAGATGACTATCATAGGATTAAAAATCAAATAAAACATGACCGCTATCGCCCTGATTGCTAAATATTTTGAAAATATAGCAGCAGAAATTTTACAACATAGCGAAACGCATCAACGCTTTGCTCGCTTCGCTTTTGGCGAAGAGCTGACCGCACAACGCTTTAAAATGGACACTAACCATATGTGTATGTTCTTCGCATTTCGGCGTTCGCAGTTGCGAGACAGTCGCAGCGACAACCCGATAGATTTGGTTGAATTGCAGTTTTTTCTTGGCAAAAAACACGAATCGGGCAACTACAATCAAATGTTATCCAATCAAGATGAAGCGCAATTCACCCTTTACAGGATTTTAAGTCGCATAGAAAAGGACGTTATCAATAACTACGTCATATCGCCAGACATCATCCTGCACGGCTTTGACCGCAACAATGTGTCATATGAATATGTGTCTAATCTGCCTTTTGCAAACCTATCAGGCATTATTTGTTCTATGAAAATTCCAGTTTATATCCCAACAGTCTTATGAGCAGATACCAACCAACTTATTTCAAATATAGTGAGTTTGACAGCCCTGATGCCCCCGGTTCAGGCGTCCAGATGAAAGATGAGTTTTTAATCATGCTTGACAATGCTCGTAAAATTGCAGGTATCGCGTTTGTAATTGTGTCAGGATTTCGCACGAGGACAAGACAGTTACATATCATTAAACAGTTCCCGGAACGAGCTGCGCAGCATTCGGCGCACGAATTAGGCTTAGCGGCAGACATTCGTGCCAACAGCATGAAAGATGCACGCACAATTCTTGAATCCTGTTTCAAAGCAGGCTTCAGGCGTTTTGGCATTATGCCAACGTCCATACACGTAGATTGCGACAACAGCCGACCAACACCCAGTTGCTACACATACAGCGACACTTCGAAAAAACGTTATAGCGAATTGAAGTCACTATTTGACAAGTTGATAGAAGATGAAGCGGCGGCGGCAGCAGCGCAAAAAAATACCGAGCATACTACAATCACAGACGATATACCGGTGAGCTTAGACGTACAGTCTGATATAAATTGGGAATTTTTAGCTGCCGACCTTGTGCAATTCGTCAAGCAATGGACAAAAGCGCATGACTATCTATTAGTTAAGGCAAAAAAATATGACAGCAATTGACGCTAAAATTTTGGAGGTGTTGGCGGCATTCGGAGCAGGCGCGACTATCGTTGGTCTGATAGCGATTGTCGTGCTAATTTATTCACGCAATTCTTTGAGAGAAAGACGAAGCTACAGCGATTCCCTGATAAAAAACACCAACGATTTAAGTAAAAGTCTGACAGATAATTTTAATACTATTTTAGCAGCAGTATCCGATTCCAATAAAAGTTTTGTTCAATACTTACAAGAGAAGCGGCAAGAAGAGCAAATAGTTGTCAATGAAATTTTGACAACGCAAAGGCAGATGCAACTTGAAATGTCTAAAAACAATATTGTGCTTGAAAAGTTAGCCAGTAATATTGATATGCAGGGCAAAAACTTAGTTACACTTCGACAGCAATTATATAACAATCACATTGAACTCAGGCAATTGTTGCAATCGAACCAAGCACGTACAGATAAAGAGTTTGCTGAACTCATGCTGTTTTTGGCGGAAATAAAAATAGTCTCTAAAAAAGATAATAATGAGCGAGATTCATGATTTGATGAGTCAATGGAGCAGTCGCACAAGAGATATTTTGGAGGGAAACTTAGTGCGCATGAATATAGGCATATCCAATAAATTATCGCAGTCGTTGCGCGAAGAAACTACAACAAGCGGCGACATGGTAAAATCCTCACTATCAATGCTTGCTCGTGGTCGCTTTCGCGATATGGGCGCAGGCAGCGGCAGTCGAGCCAATTCCAAAAAAAGAAAGCCCAAAAAATGGTACAGCAGAGCCTATTACGGTCGGCTGTCAAGTCTTTACGGCGCTATCGGCTACAAAATGTCTCAGGACACAATGTCAGCGCTGCGAAACATCAAGTAACTGATTGCCAATATTTTAGCCACACTGTCGTAAACACCCACTATACTGATTTTGAAGCAAATCAATCATTTTATCCTTTTGTTCGAGCAGCTTTTGTAGATAATCTATCTCTTGGATTAAAAGCTGCAATTCGCGTTTGTCATTGCGGCTATAATAGATAGCCTGCGAATCGTTGACGGCAGTTGTATTGCCCTCGCCAAATACGTATGCGTATATTTTTTTATCTATTTCAGATACAGGCTGATAATTTGGGTCAATATTGAAAGGATTGCCCTCACCTGTCAGCAACCAATGGAGATTTAACAGGTGATTTGTTTCACGAAGCGCCAATATCTTGGCAAGCGTTGGGTTTGCCTGCGGACGCTTCATACTGTAAAATGCGTTTTGTGATACCTTGTCTGTTTCGGGGCGAACAATATACCCATGCTTGTATAGCCACTCTAAGCGACTTCCAAAGCCTTTGTCCCAGTTATCCATAATTCATTACTTTTTTTTTAAATTTTTACCATAAAAAGTTGCATATTACTTTGTATAGTAATATGTTTGCAGTACCACGCTTTGCAGCGTTTTACCACATTTTACCACAAAGTAACAAAGATATGATAACAAAAAATGAGCCTGTAATATTACACGGTAAAAAAACCTTTAAAAAGCGGAGGTTTTTACCGCTGCCGAAGAACATCCATGTATCTGACGAACTCTTTCAAAATCTGAAAGAGTTGAAGCAGGATTTGATGCATAAGTCGTATGCACAGACATTACTTTACATCGCCAACGTTTACTTTAAAAAATCGCAAAAAGATGAAATTCTTTCTGAAAAGACTCTACCACAAGGGAGGGATTGAAGAGCTGCAAAAAGCGATTCAAGCAATCAGAACTGAAATAAGCCGAGAAAAGGATGAGAGAGAGAAACAGCGGCTACGCGAAGAGCTAAATGCAGCAATGGAATATTTGAAAAAAATGAAAGAAATATGAAAACCCTACTATCTCTCATCGCAGCGGTGCTATTAGCATCCTGCTCAACGCAAATTATCAGCCCAAAAAAGATTTACTACCTGCAAAACGGTAGTAAAGTCTGGGCAACTCACGCTGGAATGTTCATCATGGGGCCTCAAAAAAGGCTCATAACCGTTTGGTTCGATTCAAAGGAAGTTCTTGTAAGTGATTCGTTATCCTCAACCCTTACAACCAATGAGTGAGAATTATCATGTAACCATCAATGTGCCCCCTTACAAAGACTTCAAAGGCATAGCTGAAAGAGTGCCAAATACTGATATGTACTTTGTAAAGTTCATTAATCGCCCTTGCGACTGCGTGCAGGGCGACATTTTTCACCTTAATCAATTGACCATTGACGATGTCAAAGATGGAGATTCGACCAGGTAAAATTTACGGCAACGAGCAAGCCAATGTAAAGGTGCTTGTAAAGTTTGTCGGTAAAAGATTAGTAACCTATGTCCACATTATCGGCGACAGAACAGGGCGAATACAGCGCAAAATGAAAATTGAAGATTTTCTGCGAATTATGAAAGAAATAAAATGATTAGCAGCAACACTATTGATAGGGTAAAATCCCTGCCCGCTGACCAAGTAATTGGTCATTACCTGAGCCTGAAAAAGAGCACAGGCGGGAGGTTTGCAGGGCTTTGCCCTTTCCACGATGATAGGCATTTGGGGTCATTCTACGTAACCCCAAACAGCAGCAAAGGGGATTATCACTGCTTTGCCTGTGGCGCGCATGGCGACCACATCAAGTTTGTGATGGAATATAAACAGCTTTCATTTGCCGATGCCGTAGAACTCATCGCCCGAGATAACGGCATACCAGTAGAATATGAAAAAAACGGCAAAACACCGGAACAGGTCAAAGCCGAAAAAGAAAAAAAGGAATCTCTATCCGATTTCCTGACGCGGGCGGGAAAGTGGTTTGCCGAAAATTTATCCAAATCCCCCAACATACAATACTACCTGCACCGCCTGCGAGGTATTCACTCAGACACTGCTGCTGCTTTTGGCTTAGGCTACGCGCCTATTGGCGACGTTATGAGCACTAAGTACAAAGAGCAAGCACTTGCCACCGGCTTAGCGTCGCAAAAACAGCATCGTATCTACGACACCATGCAGAACAGGCTAACCATCGCACTGCATGACCGTCGCGGAGTAGTAATCGGCTACTCAGGGAGAGCGATGGGCGACCAGCGCGCCAAATACATAAACCCCCCGGATACAGAGCTTTTTAAAAAGAACGAGTACGTGTTCGGCATACATCAAGCAGAACGCGCCATTCGCACGGAAGGCTTTGTTTACTTAGTTGAAGGATACTTCAACGTCATGCGCTTGTACCAAAACGACATATGCAATGTCGTTGCGTGTATGGGTACAGCGCTTACGGATGAGCAAATAAGGATTATTAAAAGATATACGAAAGCTGTCGTATTGCTTTACGATGCAGACAGCGCAGGGCTGAAAGCTACAAAATCAGCCATCAAACGCCTGCTCAAAGAAGGCTTTACTGTTAAAGTCTTTGATTGGCAATCATACGACGACACCGCCAAGACTGACATCGACGACATTGGTCTAATAATGGAAGGCTACGAAGGACTGCTGCAAAGCACCCTTCGCGAACAAACTGTCCAGTGGTTAGACTGGTGGATAAAGTACACAGAAGAGACAGGAGAAACTGATATAGATGCCGCAATCTACACAGAGCTTGCGGATATGATTATCAGTATTCCGGATGAGGTGATGCGCGAAATGTGGCAAACCCTTGCCATAAAAATTCGCCCGATTATGCGGAAGGTTATCCGCAGCCGGAAAAAAGCAGCTAACAACGATGACGAGGATGAAAAGCGCATTCGTGTGCGCATGGATGACACAGGCACGCAAGTAATCAACGGGCGCGGCTACATGACGCACATCGGCGACTTTAAAATCGCCATGCTTTATCAGTTGCAGATGAAAGCTAAAAACGACTGCAAATGGATTGTCAAAGTATGGCGGGCTGGCGAAGAGCCTGTTTTCATTGTCATTACCAATGACGATTTACACAGTGTAAAAAACCTAAAAAAGGTATTCTTCCGCGAGCGCTACCCAATAGACCTTGACGAAAAGCAGCTTTCATATTTGCTTGAATTTTTACTGGAAGGCTGCAAATATGCAGAAGAGGTCAGCATCATCGGCTGGCATCGTGAAGCCAAGATGTTCTTTTTTGCCAACGCAGCATACGACCCTTACCAGGACAAAGTATTCAATCCCAACGAGCTGTCCATCGTTGAAAAAGACGGCTACGGATATGCAATGCCCTACACGAATGATGAAAAGGTAAAGATGATGGGCTTTGAAGAACAGGCTCGTTACAAATATGAACCATCGCCCATCACACTTCGGCAAATTGCCGACTTTATCCGCGAAGGTTGGGGTGAAACGGCAATGGTTGCATTAAGTTTTGCAATTGCTACAATGTTTATTGACCACGTGAGCATGGCAGTCAATCCGCTGCAAAACTTTTTTCCGATTTTGTACCTGAAAGGCTATGCCGGTTCGGGTAAATCAACCTTAGCGAACTTGTTGGCTAACTTTTTTGGAAACAATCCGACATCCATCAGCTTGGGCAGCGTTACGCCTGCAGCCATCCCAAAGAGAATTGCGAAGTACTCAGGTACTGTGATGCACTTGGAAGACTACGGCTCTAACCGCGACGAATTGCCCAAAATAACCGCATTGCTCAACGGGTTTTGGGAACGCCGCAGCAAAGAGATGACATCGCAGGACAACATTGACGAAACTAAGTCTTATCCGTTTGAGTCATCCATCGTCGTTACATCTAACATCCTTCCACAAGACCCGGATAACCGCCTGCAAACCCGTGTGATATTTATGCTCTTGAATCAGACTAGCAGAACTCAGGAGCAGCGCACAAGGTTTAGCAATGCTTTGGAAGTGCTAATGAAGAACTCATGGACACATGTAACAACGCAAGTCATGCGTCATCGTGAGGTCATTGAGCAGCAGTTTCAAGATGTGTACAACAAAATTGCAGCTTCACTCAAAGATGTGATGGTTAATTATCACGTTGAGGACAGGATAATTAACAACTACGCACAAGTGCTTACTGTGCCTTACATCCTTATCAAGGAGGGATTAATCGACATAGGTGTAAGGCAATTGGATTTGGCTGAAATATTTGCGAAGAACCTGCGCAACCAAGTCAGCAACTTGGCTGAAAGCACTCCTCTTGAAAAGTTTTGGGAGATACTGCAAGCGGGTTACGAGAAATATATGCAGGCGCGTCGCGCAGCTGCATATGTGGACGATAACGGCACTACGCATTTTAAGGAGGTGCCATTCAGCCCCATGTATTTCATGCCTGACGTACATTTCAAGGTGGATGATTGCTACATGGTTAGACATCTGGCTACACCAGCCATCAAGTCAAAAGTCATAAAGCTGAAATGGAACGTCACATATGACTTTTACAAACGTCAGTGCGACCAGTTGCGCACAGACGCGCTGCCAAAAGCAGAGCTGCGTCAGCTCTTGATGAATCACCCAAGCTACGACAAGACACCCATCACGTGGCCAAACGGCAAGCAAACTGATTTGAGCTATGTCAAATCAATCAAAATGAACTGTGTTCCGGAAAACAACGACGGCGACAGCGATAAGCAGTATGCCGTAGGCGAAGGTTTCGTACTTCACTACGATAAGCTAAAAGAAGATTTTGGTATATCAATCACGTCATAAATTATGGATAAGTATGGAGCAACTAATTTATGTGGGTAGGATTAAACAATCGCTTACCCCGCAGCAGCAAAAAGAACTGCTGGAGTTTGTATTTGCACAAGTCATTCGCGAAGCGATTCGCTTGTATTATAAGTATTACGTCCCCCCAAAAGGATTTCGCCAAATACTGCTGGTACTTCCAAAAAAGCCGAGAGGTATCGCTCAAGACATTGTCCATGAGGCAAATAAGTTTGCTATTTCGCTTGTCGAAGGGTCAATGCCAGATGTAAGCCGCAAAGAAATGCACAAAGCAATATTTGCACTAATACTTACATCGGCAGCCGAAATAATAAACCATTGTGCAGTTTACACCAACTACTACGCTTCGTCGGTGTTGGGCAGATTTGCCGAAGGCTTTTTTAAAAAATATACCAAAAGCCTCTCTGAGCAAAGCAGAGATGAAATACAGTATGACAATTATCCGCAGTTGGCAAATATTGTCAGAGGCTTTGGCGAAGGAGATTTGATAGAAGTACTCAAAATTAAAAAAAGATAATAAATGAAAGATTGCCAAAACAAAGGTCGCGTGAAATATTTGTTTACGCTTGACGAATCTTTTACCTATCAATCGGATATATACGGCTACCGATTTGAAGCGCCTTTCCTGTCCGTTTATGAAGACGGTTTAATTTACATCCCTGCCGGTTATAGTTGGGATGGAAATTCGCTGAAATTTTGCTTAGTTGGTCGCGTCGTAGGCACACCCGACGGCAGGATTGACCCACGCACGGGTAAACCTGTTACATACTATGCTTCGCTTGTGCATGATGCGCTTTATCAATACATACTTGCACACAAAATACCACGCAAGCAAATTGATGATTTGTACTTAAAAATGCTGCGAGAAGCAGAATTTAAATCAGCAGGCTTATACTACCGTGCTGTAAGGCTATTTGGCGGAATATTTATCAAACTTACCAGATGAAAATCATATGAAATGCAGTGTATGCGGCAAACCTCTTTCTGACCCAGTGAGCGTTAAAATTGGCATAGGTCCGATTTGCCGAATTAAATTAAAAAACAATGAACCGAAGAAAAAACAAGGTGATTTGTTTTCTGACAAAGCTCAGTACTACTATGAAATAGTAGGAGACGTAATCGTGATATACGATGAGAGCCAAGGAGGCAGAACTGTTACGAATGACATAGAGCGAGTTCTGGCCGAAATCGCCAAGGACTTGAAAGCGAATGGGAAATTTCTAAGAAATTTCAAGGTGATATACAAAGACACCCAGAAGGTCTTTGACGGTATTGCTTTGACAAAAGATGGTCAGTTTGACCATTTCTACTCTATCAACGAGTATTTTTTAAAAGATGCTCTTAAAAAATTGGAGTATATACGAAACGAAAAATACAAGTTGTAATCAGGCATTTTAAACCTTAAATGTACTATGACCGTAAGCAAAGTTATTTTTGAATTATTTGACAAAAGTCAAATAATTTACATCAGGTCCGCAGACCTTGACCACTACTCAGACATTTGCCACAATGGCAACCCTAATAATAGAAAATGGTTTGTGGGTTGGGTGGAATCCCCAAAAACAACAATAATTCATATCGGTTGGACTGACCGTAGTCCAAATCAAACCAACGCAGTCGAGTGGATTAAATGGCTTAAAAAATTATGATGAAACCCAAAGTAAACCATCAATACACGTTGTTTTCGTTCGATGATGAGCGTAAAACACAAGTTGTATTTCACAGCTACTCCGGAAGCGATGAATTTATTGCAAAAGTCCAGATTTGGGACACAGACACACAAGAGGCTCTTGTACTGTTCGAAACAATTACGAACGAAATCCCAAACGTGCAGACAGCAAAGTCATTGTACGAGTTGGTATATGGTAATAACCAATCTAATCAAGGAGGTGTCCAATGAAAATAGAATTTGCAGATTATAAATCATCAGACGTATTAACAACTGATGTAAATTTTTACAACTCAGGATTTTTCCGCATACGTTTCAAATATGAAATGGAAGGCGAAAAAGAAGAACTGTCAGTGAGAATGCATATAGAAGAGTTGCAAGAGCTTATCGCAGCTTTGCAACGTGCTCAGCAACTTGCAACTAATCAATTAAAATGAAACGAAAACTCACCTGTTGCAAGTGGCCGCTACCGGTACAACTAATTAATTGATTATCAGTCTTTTAAGCAGTGCAATTCCGGACTTGTCCGGACTGATTGGGGAAAATCCGGAAACGGTTACATCATTTGCTTGAAATGCGCTTGTAATTAATTGATTATCAGTCTTTTAAGCAGTGCAATTCCGGACTTGTCCGGACTGATTGGGGAAAATCCGGAAACAGTTACATTATTTGCTTGAAATGCGCTTGTAATTAATTGATTATCAGTCTTTTAAGCAGTGCAATTCCGGACTTGTCCGGACTGATTGGGGAAAATCCGGAAACGGTTACATCATTTGCTTGAAATGCGCTTGTAGTTAATTGATTATCAGCATTTTAAGCATTGCAATTCCGGACTTGTCCGGACTGTTTTGGAAAATCCGGAAACGGTTACATCATTTGCTTGAAATGCGCTTGTAGTTAATTGATTATCAGCATTTTAAGCATTGCAATTCCGGACTTGTCCGGACTGATTGGGGAAAATCCGAAAACAGTTACATTATTTGCTTGAAATGCGCTTGTAGTTAAAGTTGTAAGAGCTTATCGCAGCTTTGCAACGTGCTCAGCAATATGCATTGGCAAATTAACATATGTTAATATTAACATATGTTAATATTAACATATGTTGATAAAATAATATAAAAAACCAGAACCCACCCTACAAGGCTACAAGGTGGGTTTTTTTATTAGAATAGTACAATTTTCGCGCTTTTTTGGCTACACAAGTACGAAACATTTCGTACTTAAAAAATTTTTTTTTTTCAGGAAAACGAAAACAGCCAAAAATCTCACTACTCACTACTCAACTACTATAATATATTAATAATCAATAAGTTAAGTAAGTAGTGAGTGAGTAGCCAGAGTAGTGAAAATGGCAAAAAGTAGTGAGTAGTGAAAAATGGCCTTTGGCTACTTCTCACTACTCGCGAGTAGCCACTTTTTTTGCTGATTATCAGGCACTTACGCGCTGAGTAGCGAGTAGCCAAGTAGCGGGCATTTTTTTCCCAAAAAAAAATTTTTTTTAAAACGACGGGTAAAAGTGCTTTTTGAAAAATAGCCACCCCTCTCAGAATGCATTCTAAGAGGGGTCGTTTTTTTTTGATTACTTTTTTCGATGGTTTTATTCTGCTTGCATACTATTGTAATGACTACGATTTGCAAGTATCAGCGAATTTTCGCTGGACGACTATTGATAGGATAAGCAGGTAAAAACGGGAATGAGTAAAAAATAGCGATTGCTTGCTTCTGGCCGTTTTTCGAGGAAATCACAAAAAAATACAAAAGCCCTGAATGTTCAGGGCTTTTGATTATCTCTCATATTTTACGTTTCGCAATTCATTGTTTGGCGCGTACCCGAAGATAAAAACTGATTTGATTTGATTAGTGCCTTTGGTGGTGATGTTCACCCACGGCTGCGCATGTGTTTTGCCGGCTTTGAGTATGTCAATAGTAAATCGATAATCGTCGTTTATCACCACATCTACATCCGTGAGGTCAAATGCTTCTTTGTTTTGTATGTAGATAAAGTCTTTATCTACTTGAAAAGTTGCATTTAGTGGCGGTGGGTCTTCATTCGAGCATGAGCAGAGCAATGCGATGAGCAGTAGGCTAAGAAGAGTACTTTTCATTTTTAATTGATTTAATTTTTTTTATCGACTCTTCGACTTTGTTCATATTGTCTAATACGCATGAAGATATGAAGACATTGATGAGGTCTTGTGGTTGAACCCCTATCTGTTCAGAAAATTCCTGAAAACGTTCAATGTTTGAATAAGGAACGCTTACCGTCATCCTTATTTTCTTTGACTTAGACATAGACATATGCTTTAAAATATTACCTGTAAATATACTAAAAATTGTATCTACAACACACTAATTGCTAATTAATATTGATAATAATGTGTATTTAAGTAATACTTCGTGTATATTTACAGTGCATTAAATACAAGATTTATGAAAGAACAAAAAGAACAAAGAGAATTAAAAATTGGCGACAATGTCGTTTTAAAAGGGCAAGACAATAGCCCAATTATGACGGTGATATTGTTGCAGCTCCCCGACCAAGTGATGGTCGCATGGTTTGACGAAAATCATAAAGAACACAAATCATTTTATAAAGTCCAAGCATTAGAAATTTATGAATCCTGAATTTATGAATCCCGAAAGAGCTGCCGAGAATTACGCTTCGAGCGAGCGTACAAAGCCGTTTGCCATGTTTAGCAAGCGGCAGTTTGAACTTTATGCTATGCAGAGTTTAGGCCCTCGCCCCTACTACGAGAGTCGAAAGGGGCTGTTTTATTTTGCGGTAGCGCTGACATTTATTTGCCAAATGGCAAGTGCTATATCCGGATATAGCTTTTTTGAATCGCTTATTGCCATAAAGCTCACAGGACTTTGGCTCATTGCGGCAAGCGTTGTCGTTTTGTTAGTGTTGGAAGCGGCAAAGTACTTTGTCCTCAACACTGTTGCGCAGGACTATTTCCACCTGTCGGGTGTGCGCAACGATGCCGGTACGCTGGTGGTAGCTCTTGCGCTGTCTGCCATATCTGTGTATGCAAGTATTAGTGGTGGAGCTGATTTGGCGGATGACCCTGCATTGATTGCTTCGGCAGAAGCAAAGTATAAAGCAAAAGCAGATGTCATTCGCGGTGAAATTAAGGAGATTATCCGCAGAAACACTTGGAAAAACAGCACGTGGATTAAGAAGTCTGACCAAAAGCTCATTCAACAAAAGGAAATGCAGTTAGCGGATGTGCTTGCTGCGGAAAAAGCCGAGTTGAGTAATATCAACGCACGGAACAATCACAATAAAGACCTCTATCGCTATGGTTTCGCGTCTTTTGAGATAATATTTATTTTGTGTACCATGTTTGCATGGTATTTCCGCAAGCGCGTTGCGGTAGAGGCTGCATCGGTAGCAGCAGAGAGCAATAGGACTACCCAACAGCCACCTGCGCAGCCTCTACCCTACTCTCAGCAGACTACCGGAGAGCGCAGCATAGGTTTTACTTTCGGCTGGCAGCAGCCGGAAACGAAAGTTATTAAAGAGGTACAAAAGGAGGCGATACAGGGATATGAAATCACATGCCTACATTGCGGCAAAAAGTCGTTCAAAATCCGCAATACGGCAAAGTTTTGCGATGATAAATGCCGTAATGAGTATCATAAAATAAGATTGCAAAATGCCCGCAGTAAAAAGTAAATATCTACTTTTTGCGGTAATTTTGCAGCGAGAGATAACTGCATAATCCTAATTGATTCATACTTTATCTTAAAAGCTATGCCCGATGGGTATGGCTTTTTTATTTTTACTTTAAAAAGTAATTTTAAAAATGGAAAAAAAGTATCCAATATATCTACTGAAATTCAAGTCGCGTTTTTTCAGCAACAAACGCGATACACCACCGGAAGTCATTGAACTGCGCAAACTGTTCAATGTGGCTCTTTATAGCTACGTTGTGGGCAAAACTGCGACAGGCTACCCAATCCTGCAAGCCATACGCGATTTTTTGGCTGAGTGTAAAATAACAGAACTTGATTATCCTTTTCGCATCGCAAAACTGACCTATTACAGGCAATGCAAGCATAAAAGATTATACCACCAATATGTGTACGATAAGCGTATAAGTTAAAAGTATCAGATTAAATATTTTTGTTTAACATGTGATACTTCGCTTTACTTTTAAAAGTAATGATAAGTTCTTTGCGCTATGGACTTAGAGCTTATCAGACAGATACATGCAGGCGTTTGGGCGATTGATGCGCAAAGTGCATATGGCTATTTGCAGCAGTTGCCTGATATTTTGTCCGGACAAATCACTGTAAAAGGTAATCTTCAACTACCTGTATCTGTTCAAAAAATAGAGCCTGCCTATTACAAGTATAAATACCCAGATGAAACAGAATCGCGGTTAATAGTCATTGAAGGTCCTATACTAAAATCAGATGGATTGTGTGGTGAGCCGGGCAGTGCTACAATTACGTCGTATGTGCGTGATGCAATGGCTACGGATAATGTACGTCGCATCGTGCTTTTGATAGATAGCGGCGGAGGAATGGTGGACGGCACGCAGCTCTTGTCCGAAGCAGTAAGGGATGCCGCAACCGTGAAAGAAGTAAAGGCAATTATTCAGGGCATTGCCGCAAGTGCAGCCTACTGGGTAGCATCAGGCGCTACAACAATTGAATACAGCTCTGAAACAGATATGATAGGCAGCATTGGTGTAATGCTCACCATGCGCGATTACAGCAAGCAACTGGCAGAAATGGGCATCAAAGAAATGCGCATTTACGCTGACCAATCCAGCGAAAAGAATATTGCCTACGAAGAAGCTCTCAAAGGCAGCTTTACGCCAATCAAAGAGACTATCCTTAATCCTACTGCACAGATATTCATAGATGCAGTGAAAGCTAATCGTCCACACGTAAAAAATGAAGCCCTGAAAGGTCAATTGTACATCGCTTCGAAAGCGGTTGAAATGGGGCTTGTGGACGGCAAATCATCTCTGAAAAATGCGCTTACGGTAATCGTAGAAAATAAACAGTCTTATTATTATTCACCAAATCAACAAGCTATGCAAATCAAATTCATGCAAGCGCTTGGCGTGATAGGTTCATTCTTGGGTTTGCAGTCAATCAAACTCAATGAATCGAACAAAGCCGAGCTAACCCAAGAAGAAGCGGAACAGTTAAGTGGCCGCATTCAAGAGATGCAATCAAAAATCGCTGACTTGACTGCGCAACTTAGCAAAGTGTCAGCCGAACGCGATGAACTTAGAAATGCCTTGCAAAAGGCGCAGGAGCTAATTTTAACCGGTGAGAAACCAAAAGTAGTTTCTGAAAATCACAGTTTTAACAACAAGGAAGAGTATTACATGCTGCCTAACGAAGACTAATTTTAACCAGCTATGCCAGTAAATATTTCAGCAATAAAAACCCAATTCGGTAATTATTACATTAGCGGTGGGCAAAATGAATCGCGCATCAGACAATTACTGCGCACACTCACGACGGAGTTAAACATATTTAACCTCATACGTACGGACGATACAGAATGGCGTACAGCACTTGGGCGAAACACGGAGGTGCTGCAAGGCTTTCAAAATGGCTGGACACCGAAAGGCACAATCACTTTTACGCCTTTGACTATCAGAAACTTCAAGCATAAGGTCGATAAAGAGATAGAGGACATTGACCAACTGGAAGAATCTTGGTTAGGCTGGCCGTCATGGTTGCCAGAAAATGAAGATAGGAGTCAATGGCCTTTTGTGCGGTATATCGCAGAGCAGTTTTTAGTGCCGCAAATTGCAGAAGATTTGCTTGTAGCAGCCTTTCACGGTCAATATACCGCACCAACACCCGGAACGCCGACTAATCGCCTGCAAAGCATGAACGGTTTGCGCAAAATTATTAACGATGCGATTGCAGCAGGTACTATCACGCCAATCGTTACAGGTGCGCCAACGCTTACGCCTGTTGCCTATGTAGATTACATAGAATCATTTGTGAATGGCATCCCTGAACGCTATCGCTCAAATGAGCAAATGGTGCTGCTTCTGCCTAAAAGTCGTTACAGATTGTACCAACAAGGCTACGATTTAAAATATAACAGTAATTATGCACAAGCACCAAATAACGACACAATTCGCTATTACCCCAATATTCGCGTCTTTGGTGTAACAATGATGGAGGCAGCAAGTGCGACAAATGGCTTTACGACTGTAACACGCCCAATCAGCAATAAACTGATTTGTACACCTGCCCGCAACTTGCGCAAACTTGAGAAGAAAACAGGCAATATGGGCAGACTGCAAATGGAAGTCGAAAAGTTTCGCAAGGTGCTTTTGACAACTCACTTCTGGATGGGAGTAGGTTTTGATATTGCCGAAGAAGTATTCACAAACAATATGGACTTAACAAACTACGCATAATAATGGAAGAGCTAAAAAAAGAGTTAGAAGCACTCAAAACTGAAAATGCGGAGCTAAAAGAGTTGCTGCGCGACGCGCAAAATCAAATTGAAGAACTTACTGCAAAAAAGGAGAGAGGTAGCAAAGTCTTGACCTTTGACGGCAAACAGTACGAAGTATTACTGCCCGGCAAGTTTTATCATCCGATTACTCGTGAAATCACTGATGCAGAGAGCATCGAAATTTCCGAAGTAGAAATTATGGTACGTATGGGTGTACTGAAAGAGCTTGAAGAGCTTGAAGTTACAAAATCAGAACCTTCTAAAACGCGCAAAAAATGATAAACTTTCGCCCAAAATATTCAGGCTTGGAGGGTCGCGACAACTTTTCAGGCACCAAGCAACGCCTTTACTTGGCTCGCGAAGATTTTTTTCAAACAATTGCGGATTTGGATAATCCACCTGATGGCACAACTCTCAATCCGTTTAACCCAAACGACGACGTAGGTATGGTTACAGTAACCGCTAACCATACGTTCGTAACCGGTAGAGGCTGGATAGAGCTGTATATGACGCGCGACACAAGCTCTGTTGTCATGGACATGCAGGAAGAGTTTGACCGGACAGGAGGCAATATCAACGTGGAGTTTTTCCATCCGGGTCTGCGGAAAGAAATTGCGGCATTCTTTCGCAAATCAAACGCTTACAACTGGATAGGTCTTGTCGAAACACTCGACGGCAAATTCTTGCAGCTGGGTAGGAAAGACTTGTGGGCATCTGTTCGCGCAGGTTTCACAACAGGAACGCTCACGGGTGATAGACGTGGATTTAACGGTATGCTCACGACTTACGACGGCGGATTAATATTTTATGAAGGGATTATTACCCCTTATCCATCATAATCATAATCCGTAATTAGTGATTTTTTAAAATTCAAAATTGCCTGCTTGCCTTTGCGGCAGGCAGGCTTTTAAAATTATGGACATAGAAGATAAATGTTTACTATACATTCAGGCAGGACCTAACAGAACCCTTGCAAAAATGATTGCCGACAACAATAGGTCGTCATTTGTTATAAAAAAAGTAGAAGATTGGTATAAATCACTTCCGAAAAAACCTTTACAAAAAATTTCAGAAGAAAGAAAGCAAATTACAGGCGTTAATTCGGAAGAGATTAAAAAAATGGAGCGCGAGCGCAACGAATTATACCGTGAGCGTGATTATTTATTTGCACAACTTACACTTTACAAAACTGACGAAGAAAGATTAAATGCTGCTTTGAGAATACTTGACTTGGATGATATGATTCGTGAAAAATGGCAGGAAATAGAATACTATACGAAAACGGGCAAACTTGTGAATAAAAAAACGAAAGAAGCTCTTTATGATAATCAAGAATGGTTGTATAAAAGACTTGTAACTGTTCGCGCAAATATTTCACGCGACAAAAAACTGAATAAAGATGTAAGCAAATGGGAGGAAGAAAAAAGACGAATATTAAACTCTTTGAAATATGTTAATTGACATCGGTAAAAAGAAAATAGCATCGGAAGAAGAAGAAAAGCCACTATTTGGTAGCACTCAAATAGTGAATCAACAGTCTATTGTTTTTCAAAATAGCAAACTGTTGGAAGCGCAATTTCCAAAACTTGAAAAAAATACATTGTATGACTACGTTAGTCATGGCAGCTTTGCCAAATGGCAATTGTTGTATCACATACTTTTGAATTTTTACAAAGAACCTGTAAAAATTTATGTATCATCGTGGACAATCACAGAAGAACCGGCGAGACGATTTGTGCAGTTAATGGAAAGAGGTATTATTTCAGAATTGCACATCTTGCTTGACCATCGCGCAAAGATGCGCAAGGACGGGCCTGTTGGCATGATGAGAAAGGCAGCGACGGCATTCGGTACAGCGCTCAATCACGCCAAAGTAATTGTGATAGATTCGGAAGAAATGCCTTGTACAATTGTTTGCAGTCAGAACTTGACAGGCAACCCGCGTACCGAAGCAGGCACCATCACAACTTTTAAGTCGTCAGCAGAATTTCACAAAGAATGGATAAACGACCTTATTCAAAAGAGCAAAAAGCCCTTATTGAAGAATTAGGGGCACTCTTTTTTACCGAAGAAGAAATCGAAGCGGCACTTTCAGATGATGAAAGTATGACGCTTGAACAATTAGCAATGAAAGGACGGGTCAATTCAGAGTACAGAGTGCGCAAATCAATTTTTGATTTAGCAGAGTCTGGGAGCGCGCCGGCGCAATCGCTGGTAATGCAGATTATTAAAAATTACAAAATTTATAAGATTAGAAAATGAATGAAGCTGTTGCACCTGACACAATCACAAGTCATTCAGAAGTAGCCATCATCAGGCAATATTTAGGACTTGACGAAATTGAGAGACAGAATTTTACTGTTTCTGATGTTTTGCTTCGCAAAATTGAGAAGATAGAATATTGTAGGGAACTTATATACAAAGGAGTTCCTAAATATCGCATTTTGGAAATCATTTCGGAAAAATTCAATTTATCAAAAAGGTATGCATATGAAATATTTTGGCAAACAGACGTAGTTTATTCTGTCCGCGATATTCGTTTGCAAAAAGTACTTGATGAAACAATAAAAGCGAAAGAAGCAGCCTATACACTTGGAGATATGAAAGGCGTAATGAATGCAATCAAGTTAGAAAAGGAAATTATAGTTGAGTTGTATGGAGATTACAAAACATACAACGCAAACAAATCTAAAGGCAAAATAAAAGATAAAAAGATTGGTTTTGCACCTGAAAATTTGCCGGCTTATAGTACTGAGGATGTTATAAAAGCTCAAGAATTTGCAAGGAGATTTCTTGAATCGAAAGAATTAGAAAACTACGAAGATGCAACATTCAGCGAATTATGAGATTGTACATCACAATCAACCGCAGATTGATTTTTTATTAACGGATGGAGCTATTTGTTGTCTGATATTCGGTCGTGGAACAGGTAAAACAGAAGGCTGTACTGCGCCTTGGCTGTTAGATAGATTACTTGCCATGCCAAGATGTACAGGTGGCCTGCTTATTCCGGATTATGCGAACGGCGAAAAAATATTATCTCATATTTGGAAGTACTGGGATAGGTTAGGGTTTACCGAAGGTGAAGATTATATGATTGGCGTAGAGCCACCTGAGAATTGGCCGAAAGGATTCAATCAGCCGAAAAAAAAGTTTGATAGATACGTTACTTTTAAAAATGGCTCAGGTTTTTACATTCTTTCTTCTAAGACAAAACACAACGGCAGCGACCTTGATTTTTTAGCAGTAGAAGAGGCTCGGTTAATACCGGAAATAAAATTTAGAGAAATAGACTTAGCCGTGAGGGGAAATACTGAATATTTCGGGCATCTATATCAACATCACAGCAGATTATTTGTAACTGACCGTCCGCGAACACCGGAAGAGAAGTGGGTTGAAAAATATGAACTGATGCACAACCACGAATTATCTCAAAGTATTAAAACGCTTCATGTAGAAGCGATAAGGCTCGAAACAAAAGCAGAGAGAGCAGAGATTGATACAAAAGCAATTGAGTATATAACAAGAGCCAACAGACTGCGAAATCTGATAAATGAGCTAAGAAAAAACAATGTTTATTACGCTGAGGCAAGTACATTTGATAATGTTCATGCGCTTGGTTTTAAAACTATTTTGCAGTTTTATAGAACACTAAGCAGACGTGATTTTGAGATTTCTGTTTTAAATAAAAAGAACTTGATGACGGATAGTGCATTCTATCCGTATTTTTCCGAGACACATAAAATTGAAATTAAACTTGATGAAAGTTCAGAATTAGATATTGCCTTCGATTACAATCATGCAATCAACAGCATGGTCATCGGTCAACAAGTAGGCAATTATTATTTCGTACAGGCAATGCATGTGAAGCATCCATTTAATCTTTCCGATTTAGTAGCAAAGTTTGCTAAGTATTATGAAAGTAATAAATTAAAGAGAGTGAATTATTATTTTAATCACACTGCATTGCAAGGTAAAAATGCGATAAGCAATGTAACATTCAAAGAACAAATAGTTAATCAACTTACTGCAAAAGGCTGGCGTGTTATTGAACGTTACAGCGGGCAAGCAACTTCTCACGATAGTAGATATGAATTTTTTAACAAGCTATTCGCAGAGGTAGATAAATCAATGCCGAAAGTTAGAATAGACATCCACACAGGCAAATTCCTTTGTAAATCATTAGAAAATGCAAAAGCCGGCACTCGTAATGGTCGCACAATAAAAGTCAAGACTGACGAATCCAACCCAAACATTGACCAAGCAACTACAACACATTACAGTGAGGCATTCGATGATTTAATCATCGGCAAATTTGGCAAGCTCGCGAAAGGAGCTGCTTTGCGAGCTGTCCGCATATAATAAAATTTTGATGTGTGCGGACAGGGGCGGTCGTAACCATCCTGCTCCCAAAAAAAAAATTCGGAGGTATGCGCATAGGGGCAACCCTAATGCCAAACTCACATATTATACATTTTTTAAAGCAACTGCCAAAACGCGAGAGCGCATGGCGCGCCAATTTGTGCAATCATCGCAAGGCGATGATGTGATAAATGTATTCCATAAGCCTTAAATAGGCTTTTTAACCATTTATACGTTGTTAAGCCTTTCTAACAGCTCAAAATAATAAAATATTGCAGCCTTTGCAGGTGATGAAATATTAACCTTCCCAGATAACCACTTGTGAAGCGTGCTATCGTCAACGGCGCAAAGAGCCGAAGCCGCCCCTCTCTCTATTCCCCCTCTGCTATTGCGGCATTTTTTTGCGGAATCTTTTGACTTTTTGTTTTCTTGCCGCAGGCGCAACACAAGAAAACAAAAATCATATTAACCCCGCAACGCGGTTAATTGGGTTCGCTAACGCCCCAAATAACACAATCCCAAACAAGCCCAAAAAAATTTTTTAAAAAAAACATGTCCAAAAGTTTGGACATTTCAAAAATCCATTATATCTTTGTATCAGAAATCAATTAGGAAATAAACCGGGGGACAGCGGTAAATCTGAACGAATGAGGTTATGAAATTAGAATTTAATTTCGAAAACAGAAAAGGGTACGTGTATTTTTGGCGTCGCGGTAGCGGCACATACATAGCCGAAATACATAAGTTTAACAAAGCAAACTCCAAAAAAATAGAAATCAGCATCCCAGAGGACGCGGATGACGATATACGAAATCTTTTACTGAACGAAAGCGTGAATCGCTCTTACTATTTCGGCGAGAAACTTAACTACGAAGACTTCCCCTCCGATGAGGAGTGGGAAGCAGCCGCAAACGCTGCCGATGAGGCGGCAACAGAGGAGGCCTGGGAATATCTCGAAAACATATTGAAGGAAGAAATAAAAACCCCCGTAGTGCGCAGACACTACTGGGAAAAATAAACATAGGGTTGCCGAACCCTTAAAAAATCGGACGGGGGTTGCCGAAAACCCGAAACAGAGTAGGCAAGGGACGTAGCCCACGCCCTGCATGGTGCGAAAGTGGGTAGTAAAACAATTTAAAAAATGGCAAAAATTTTCTGCAATTACAGGCTCTCTTTCAGTGAAGAGATAGTATGGCAAGCATGCAACGGGGCGACCCGTCAGAGATTAAAAGTAATCAACAAAACAGCCCTTAAAGGGCAAATGGCCGTTTTTGAGGCCAGCATCGGAACTTATGAAAATGCCCGTTCATCTTATTTATTCCTTAACCCCGCCAAAAACGGGGACACTCGGGTGTTAGGGATGTTTTTGAATGCAGACTACGGGTTCACCCTCAGAGAGGGTAAGGAGCTGTTCTCCGCCTCATCAGTTGGCGGGTACGGCAACTCCGAATCCAGAATGGGCATTTATGAGGTAGGGGCACTTGTAGAAGTGCATACCTACAAAAACGCCGTCCGTCATCTTTTTATCGTTTGACAGAAACAGGTTGGGTCGAAGTGCCCAACCACGAGGTTATAGAATCTATTGCCGAAATATAACCTCGCCCCCTTGCCGCCCTCACGGGAGTAACGGCAAGGGGTTTTTTGTTTACGGGGGTTGCCGAAAACCCGTATAAAAGAGTAGGCGCAACTTTTAAAAAATACAAAAAATGGAAGAATCTTTCGTTACGGAGGTGTCTCATAAACACCTCTATATGATTAAAGAAGACTTTTTCAAACAGTCATTTTCCTTCCCCAACGGCGGCGGTTACATGCTTGCCCGCGTTGAGGCAGTCGATTGCAACACCCCAGAGCGGGTGTATGCGCAGATTGTGTTGAAAGAAGGAATCTTTAATTCCCGCGTTTTTTTGTTCGCGGGTAAAAGAACCCAGCTGGAAGAATGGTTAAACCAACAAGGTATAGAATTTGACGCATTCAAAAACTTAGAAATCGACGTACCATTTGTAGTTAGCGGTCGTGCCCTGTATATGATAGGGTACTTAAACGACTAACCTCGCTCCGCACCCCTTGCCGCCGTCAACACGGGCAAAACGGCAAGGGGTTTTTTTGTTTACGGGGGTTGCCGAAAACCCGAAACAGAGTAGGCGTATATTAGATGAAGAAGATGAAAAGCTATATATGACGCAAATCATAAAATATTTAAAACGAATAAAGCCGCTCGTAAGCATTAACAAGCTCGAACGGCTTGCAAATATCCCACAGGGGACTTTAAACAAAGCATTTTCGGGGGGAAGGGCACTACCAGATGTTCACGTATTCCCACTCATGAAAGTGCTTATACGCATTTTAGGTGTAGTCGCCATCGATAAATGGCGCTACACAGCCGAAGATGATGACACGGTCATCTTTGTAGAAAGAGATGTCAATGCGCAAGAACGAGAGTTCTACGATGCAATCGGTATAGCAGAGCTGCTTAATGTTGATGATAACACAAATAAAACTACTAATGATTATAACTCGTAAAATCGAACTCTACGCAGGCAAGCAGGAATTTTGGGATTGGTTTCACAAAATTCGATATGCCGTGCCGCGCATGATGAATGCAATGATGCAAGAACTCATCGCAGCAGAAGCACTTGTATCCGCCGAAGCTCATAAACACGGCGCAAACAAAGATGCTTGGCAAGCTGCACGCAACGCTGCTTTTGGCCCGGAAAGCCTGTTCAACACCAGCAATCAAAACGTTGCGTACAGAGCAAGCAAGGCATTCGAGGACGACGTACCATCCGTTATCCGAAGCGCAGCAGCATCTGCGGTCTGGCAGCGATTTAAACAAGATGCGAATAAAGTACAAAAATTAGAAGCAACATATAGCTTCTACAAACTCTCTTCGCCAATTCCTTTCACTAAATCAGCCATTACACAAATAAATGAAGAAGGATTTACAGCCTTCAAACACGACTTCAAATTTGTATTTGGTGCAGATAAGCAAGGCAACAAATCAATTGTAAAAAAAATAATTTCAGGTGAGTATCAAATGTCCGACAGTGCGCTAAAATATGTGCGGAGAACAGGTCGCAAGCCCAAACTTTACCTGCTTCTAATTGTAAAACTGCCTGACGTGGAGAAACAGCCGCAAGAACGCACTGCACAACTTGACATTTCACCATTTTGCCCTGTATTGTTCATTTTTGAAGGGAAAAGCATACCAATCGGGGATAGCTCAATCCTCATGCGCACAAGATTGAAGTTTGATGCACGCCGTCAGCAATTGCAAAAGAGTGTAACCACTGCCAAAGGCGGACATGGACGTAAAAGAAAAAACAAAGCAGCATGGGCATTCGCAGATGCAGAAAAGCGATTTGCAGACACTTTTACGCATCAAATAACAGCCAAAGTTATTGAAAGATTGCAGACGCAAAGAATTGGCAAACTCAGTATATTACCCATTAATGTGCCTGAAAATTTTGATTTGAACGAAATTATCAGGTATGGTAGCTACAATAATATTGTGGAAAAATTGCGCTACAAATGCGCTAAATGTGGAATTGATTTGGTAGATTTGCGTTAAGTGGCTATTCGCATTAGCCTTATGGTGAGGTCAGCCGAAAGGCGCAGGCACTCACTGAGGTACACAATTGCAACTATAATCGCAGGGTAGTAATGCAGCTTTTTGATAAAGTACCATTGCGACCAGCAAAGGCTAAATACAGGGAGTTTGATACACGAGTAGTAATGCAGCTTTTTGATAAAGTACCATTGCGACGCTTTAACAGGCTTGCGCATATCTGACGTACTGAGTAGTAATGCAGCTTTTTGATAAAGTACCATTGCGACGAATTTTCAAATTACCAGAGCATTACGCTTGCGGAGTAGTAATGCAGCTTTTTGATAAAGTACCATTGCGACCAAAGATACTATGTTTGCCGTTAAAGATGCTGTTAGTAGTAATGCAGCTTTTTGATGAAGTACCATTGCGACGAATTTTCAAATTACCAGAGCATTACGCTTGCGGAGTAGTAATGCAGCTTTTTGATAAAGTACCATTGCGACATTTCATATCCCCCCAATCGCCTCTATATCCGCCTTTTTAGCTTCAAAATTCTTAAAATCTTCGTGAACGAAGACGACTTTAAGCTCGCGCTTCATTGCAACAATTTCACTACGAAGCGCTTGCACCTCGCGGATAAGCGAACTCATCAGGCTATTGTCTTGCTCGGGTAGGGTAGGGGCGATGGTACTACCAGCCGCAGGCGCACCCTGTCGGCGCATGGACTCGGCAATATTGGCAAGCGCCGCACCGGACGGTGTGCGAAGTAACCAAGCAGGCATCACGTACTCGTTTGCATGGACAGTGCCAACGGCTTTACTGTCGTCAGCAGCTTTATCTGTAAAGCCACCACTTTTATATCCGCCCGTTACTTCGCGTGCAGCAGGTGCTGGCGGTTCTGGGGCGCTTGCCAAAATCTCCTTCGCACGATTTATATTCGCAAAAACAGTGGCTACCGTCGTGGCGATTGCCGCTAAGTTGCCCGGAAACGGCACAGCCATAGCACTTGCGATGCCCGAACTGATTGCCTTTGCCGTATCAATCGCAATCTGTCCGATGGCAAGTGCTTTACCAAAGCGATTGTTTTCAGCAGCCGAATTGTTAATAGCCTGATTGATTGCTTGCAGACTACGACCGACACTTGCCGCAGCTTCTAACCGCGCTTGTGTGATGCGCTCGCGCTCCGCAGCTACACGCTTTTCTTCGCGCAACTGTGCCTCGTTCGCCTCAATTTGAATAGCTAACAACCGGTTTTGTATCTCTTTCCGCTGTATCTCAGTCAAATTGCCAAACTCTGCATCCAACTCCAATTTGGCAAGTAAAAATTGCTTCTCAGAGTCAAGTTCCTGCTGCTTAAATTCAAATTCAATTGCCGCCAGTGCAGCTTCGCGCTCTTCAACCGACAGTTTTTCATTTGCCCACAGTGCAGCTTGCTTTTGCAGAAGCGAATTGTTAGCCTCTAACAAACTCAAATCGTAGTAGGCTTTTTCCCTTTGCAAACGCTCGTCTATTTCATTCTGACGCATTTGCATGAGCAATTCGCTTTGCTCTTGCTCACGCAGCAAGCGCTCATCCTCGTATTTACGCGTCAGTGCGTCAATTTCTCGCTGTAATTTTTCCTCGATTAGTAGCCGCTGCGTTGCCTTTTGTTCCTCCGAGCCTTTCAGCTCAGCCAACTGATTATCCGCATGCAAGCTAAGCAAAGCAAGTTCTTTATCATAACCATCCTGCATCAGCTCTATGCGCATCCTCTGGATTGCTTTTGCCGCTTCCTGCTCTGCTTTCAGCCGCTCTTCTTGCTGCCTTTTGAGTTCTGCATTGTTGCCGCCTTTTTTACCGTCGTTTCTTTCCAACTCCAATTGCCGCTTTCTGTTCGCTTCGGCAATGGCTTTGTCTCGCGCTTCTTTTTCCTCTTTGCTCATGCCTTTACCCATGTCGCGCGGCAATTTCGCCGTGCTGCCACCCAACAATGGATTGTTTTTGGGGTCGTACATGACTTTTTTGGCATCCTGCATCTCCTCTTCCAACCTATCTTTCATGCCTTTGCCAAACGCACCCGCAATCCTGTCGCCGGCATTGGTGAACAGGTCGCCAAGCGCTTTGAAATCGAATGTGTAAAGCGCCTTGTAGAGTTCATACACGATTTTCGCTCCTTCTTTAAAGGCTTCCCAAAGCCCTACAACTTTCATCCGAAATAGTTGTGACTCTTTCCAAGCGGTGTAGAATGCAGCCGTAAGCGCTGCCACCGCTGCAATGACAATGCCTATCGGGTTGGCAGTCAATGCCGCGTTGAGTGCCCATTGAGCCATCGTTGCAGCGCGTGTGGCTATCATCTTTGCTTTTTCAGCCGCTGCCAAGCGAAGCGCATTCGCAGCTGCGGCTATTGACTGCGCATTGAAGGTTACTAACGCTACGCCAAGCGCGTAAAACCACTGCTGATTTTCCCGCACAAATTTCGGCAGTTCCCGAAGACCGTCAATCATCAGCAAAATCAACTTGATGCCCTGAGTAAGGGCAGGCAATATTAAATTTCCTAACGAAGCAACAAAACCGTCTATTTTCTTTTTCGCTTTCTCGTATTGCGCAGCAAAATTTTCATTTTTGATGTTGAACTCATCAACAATAGATGTATTTTTCTGAAATTCTTCCGCCGCCAAACGCTGTTTCTCGCGTACCAAGTCTGTTTGGTTAGCCAGCAACGCCATCACCTTAGTAGCCTCTTGGCTGCCGATCTTCATCCGTTCAAGCGCTTTGGCTACTTGGTCACTGTCTAAGCCCTTGAAACTCTCCGCCAATCGCAAAAACATTTCGTTGGGGTCGCTGTTCAGCAAATCTTTAAACTCTTGCTCGGTAATGCCGATTTGGGCAGCGAAAGCCGCTGTCTCTTTACCGGCAGTAAGCAAAATATTCGAGATACCGCCAGAAGAGATTTCAGCCGAAAGCCCCAACTCTTGAAAAGCTGCCCCCAATGCAAGCGTTTGTTCAAGGCTCGGCGCTAAATTATCCCCTAACTGCCCGATACGTGCGGCAAACTCCGCTACTACCGGCGCAGTAGCCGTGCCGGCACTGCCCAGCGCATTCAGAGCAGAACCAATACGCGACATTGCCTCGCCTGCTTTCAAATTCTTTGTCTCTTGGAATAACTGTTTAAGTGTGCCCAGCTCCTTTGCCGCCTGCTCCGCTCCGCCGGTAAACTCATCGCCAAGCGCTACAACGATTTGGTCGGTCGCTTGGACAAAGCCTAAAATATCCTCTTTCGCAATGCCGATTTGCCCTGCTACTTTGGCGATTTCGCGCAAATCAGATGACGATGTGCGTGTATCAATCTTGCTCAACTCCTGATTTAATGCCTCAACTTCTTTCAGCGTTAGCCCTGTTGTCTTTTGAATGTCAGCAAATTGGTCGGATATTTTAGCGGCATTGTCTAATACGCCGACCACAAATGCGCCAAAATTTTGAGCCAGCGTCGAAATAACATCACCCGCAACAGTTGCTGCGGCAAACACGCCAAACTCGCGAAAGCTATCTTTGAATCTCTCCCACGACGTGCGCGTGTCGTTTATATCTGCCTTGCGCGCGCGTAACTCCGCCCCGACTTCTTGCAGCTTTTTTTTGACAGCCTCATACTCGGCTGTGCCTTTGGTCATATTGCTGAGAGCCATATTCAGCTCACGCTGCTGCGCGGTGAGTTGCTTGGTTGTCATGCCCGTAATGCCGATTTCTTTGCGCAGCGATGACATGCGCGATTCCACCTCTTTGAGCTTCGCATTTTCGCGCACGTAATCTTTCGTTCCACGGGTCATTTTTGCCATTTCCGCGCGAATATCTTTCGCTTCCATCTCCAAACGCCCCAGCTCGTTGATAGCCTGTTTGCCATCGACCTCAACGGATGTGCGTACTACGTCTTCAAATACTGCCATTTTTACCAATACTTTGCATATATGATTGCAATGATTCGCTGTAATCCTCTGGCACAGCGTTAAAAAACTCGTTTATCAGGCTGCGGTTGGTGGTGTCATCAGGCGCGTAAAACAAACTGTTTGCCTCTGCCTGCGCCCGCAAATGGGCGTGTTCATCTCTAAAATCAGTCAGCAAACACCAGACTGTTTCGTAACGGTAAATTTTACCATGTTCTTCGCTTTCAAAGATTTTCTCTTTTACTTTTAACGCGTTCCAGACAGAATACCTGCCTATTTCATCGGTTGGTATTTGCATAAGCGCGGCGGTAAATAGGGCTGCGGCTTCCATGCCAAAAACGTAAAGCACGTTGTTTAATTCTTGTTCTTGTGTCTCTTCCATATGCTATAACGAATAAAAATCTGCGTATGTAGTGCCTGCGGTGTCTGGTGTTGTGTTGTTGTACGGTGTAACAGTTAATTGCCTACTGCCCGTGCGGCATATAGGGGCTTGACCGTTGATTTGGTTAAAGTCTATGGATATATCCTGCGGCGTAATCAGACCTGCGGCGTGCGCCGTGCCAAAATTAAAAGCTCGTCGCAATTCTGCATCCGTCAATACCCTGCCGATTATTAATTCAACGCTGCGCATGTAACCAACGAAGCGACCTAAATTTGTATCAGTGTTGCCTCTGCCTATGCGAATTTGATTGCTTAGTGGCCCAAAATGACCGCTTAAAGTTTGCCATATTAAACTTGTTGGTCTTCTAAAAGAGTTGGTAAAAAATCTTACTGATGTAACATTATTTATTACGCCGTTGTAAGTGCTTAACAAAATATGTTTCTTGTTTAATAAATTTACTGTGCCTGATGATGAATAAAACAGTTCTGTTGAAGTCTGATTAATATGGTTCGTCCCTATTATTATATGCCAAAATAAGTCGCCTTGTACAAGAAAATTAAAAACACATCGTGGCCCACCGCCTGAATTTACAGTCGGCATAGCTATTGCACACCTCCCTTGATTACCATCTATACCATTTATTTGCGGTATAAGTGCGGATATAAATGTCAAAGGTGTGGCAGAGCCTACTGATGGCAACGGGTCTGAGCCTGCTGTTAGCAATACCCACCTGTTGGTGTTAAACAACATCGCATTGCCCGCCAATGCGCTGCGATGAAGTGGTGTGTCCGAATCGTTTAATGCTCTTGATAAATATCTGTTCATGGCGCAATAGTAGTGTTAATGGTTAATGTAGCAGATGTATTTGTGCCTGTATAATTGACAAAAATTTGCACACCAAATTGCGCATCTATTGCCAATGCAGCGATGGCGCTGTTGAGCGCGGTTAAATTAGCAAATGGTGCTTCTACTAAACTTGTACCTGTCCCTGTTATTAAATTGTAAGCAAGTGTAGCGGTAGGGCTTGCCGTTACGCTATTGTACGTTACGCGGCGCGTATGCCACACAATGACATCCTGTGAAATACCTGTCAATGTAGTAACCGTTGGCGGCGGCGCTCCTACTAAATTGTGTTGTAACACAATGCCGGCATCGCTATTAACTGCATATCCGCTAATACTTACGCGTATGCTGTAAGTATTAGACCCTGAATTAATATCGCTCTGCAACTGTGCTAAGGTGCGCGAAGGGTAACTTGTCCAATCCGTTACATTGTGCGCAGGTGCATATTGGTATTGAACGCCCGTTGCATTGTTAAAAATGTTTAAGGCAACTAAGCCTTGCAATTTGCTTGTCTCTTGCAACACATACGCACGTTTTTCTCCTCTAAAATGCAGTGAAATGAAGTGTAGGTCAGGAATAGGGATTAAACAAATTTCAAACCTGTGCTTCTCCCGCAAATTCGGAATCGTTACAGTCTGCCCGTTAATGTTAGTAACGGGTATATCGGTTATTGCACCGCCTGCGGTAATGAGCTTGATAGTGCTCAAAGCGTAGCCACTCGGCGGCGTGATGGTATATGTGAAGTTATCCCCAAACGGCGATTCAACTTCAAACTGATTTATAATAGTTGCCATGTGCCCGGTCTAAAATTAGCTTTCAAATAATACTGTCTGGCAGGTTTTACCCGTATAGAAATCGTTGAACTGAAAATATTGCCGCTGACAAATTCTATCGGGTCAGGATCATTTGTACAAGTGCCTGTCGCTGTGTAGCATAGGGCATTTGTCGGCAAGCCCTCTATCGTCCAGTGTGTAAAGTTTGCCACACCTTGTGTTATTCTCGCGCTGAATATGCTGCCGCCTTCTAAGTGGTAGGCAATGCCGCCCACGGCTGCCGCATCGTTGGCTGCCGCGCTAAAATTGCCGTCCGCATCTGTGGCGAACAGATTGCGCACTTGCGGTGCCATTACACCGGCATAGATGGCATTTGTGAACTGCTGCGTACCTGAAATATTTTTCACGACATTGCTGCCGAAAGCGGTACCATCCGGTCTCACCGACCAATGCTCAACGGTTAAGTAGCTGCTGCCCGTATTTGGTAGCGGCAGCGGTGCAGGTACCTCTGGCGGTGTTGGCGGCGGCGGCGATGGCGGTGTTGGCGGCGGCGGTGGGTCTTCCGGCGGTGTGTAGTTCGCTATTATTAATATATCCGAAGTCATCGCGTAATTATGAACGGGAATATTTGGAACCAATAAGCCCGCAGGGCGTTGTATCCAAAGCTGCTGCACACCAGAAGGTGGAAATTCTGAAAATGTGATGATCGCAATTTCGTTAAGCACGTAGGCAGGCTTATTGATAGTTACCCTCACCCCGCCCTTGGCAGCAGGGAATTTGTAAGTGTCTATCACCCTGTTATCCCAATCGTTCGCAAAAATGCGCAGATTGGGCACAACAGGCGCAGGCTCCGCGGGTAGCTCA